CATAACGAGCCCGGTGGCTCTCTGACTCGGGCCTAAACGGGCGCTTTGCCAGATCAACAGCTCCCGAGGCTATATCAGCCCACCCTTCCGCAGCCGACAGTGTTGCCTCCGGAAAGACTGCCATTGCCTTCATCGGATCCTCCTTGAACTCGTCCGGTATCTCCTTGGCCCCCTCGTAGAGATAGCCAAAAGCCTCCTTGGATCCTTCCGGTAGGGTGACGGTCAGCCAGTGCCAAAAGCCGTCCCTACCCTCTTCCCGCTCTTGATCCTCCCACTCCCTAAATCCTTCGTAGGTAAAAATGCCATCCTTATACTTGGGAAGGCCGTCACGGGTAATCTCCTCTCCCACCCAGCCGGTAGTGCCGGCGTCATAACTTGAAGGTGGCGAGATGACAACATTGCCCTCTTCATCCTCTTTCCACTGATCCTCCGGAATCTCCTCACCAATAAAACCCAGCGGAATCTCCTCACCGATATGCCCCTTTTCAGCAACCTCCCCGATCTCCACAAAGGGGCCAGTACCGTAGTCTGTCCTTTTGAGTTGCTGGGGCATTACGGTTGTTGCGGTGGGCTTGCTTGGTTGAGGTTCCTTATTGCCGCCTTTATGTCCACCAACTCGGAGTTAAGCTGATCCTTTCGCTCGGTTGAAAAGAGGCTCCCCTTGTAGAGCTTCAGCTCGTCCTCAATGTCTTTCTGCTTAGCAGTCAAATCGTCAAGGCTTTGCGTCATACTCGCTTGAGAAGGCTGCTCATCTATCTTCTTGTTGACAGCCTCGGCGGCTGGGATTGCCATCATCTTGTAGCCGTTGGGCTTTGACTCGTCCCTAACCTTGACCGCTGCCGGAAGCTTCTCGCCTTTTCTTACCAGATCCTCAACATAAGCCTCAGCCTCGGCTTTGTTCAAGAACGGGCCAATACTCTTTGGCACTACCGTACTGATATGCGGCTTTGTGGCTGGATCAATAGAAATAAGAGGGCTCTCAATTTGACCGAGTAGGTTGCCATAAAAACGATCTACATCCCCTACTCTGGTTCCCAGAATGTTCTTGGCATCCTTTGTGTAGGTTCCAATCGTTGAGATAGCTTGATCCTTCTTGCCGTCAACTGCGTCTTGAGCCGCATCAATAAACGAGTCACGAAGTTCCTTGGAAAGAAGGGCTCCCCCAATGATCTTGTTGTTCAACTCCCGAATTGGCTCAATCACTCCACCAGCATTCTGGGCTGTGGCAAACTCTCCCTCTCTCACAACAGACTGAGGATCCAGCGCCTTCATAAAGCTGAAGATAATAGCTATGTCAGTGGCTCCCCCTAGTTCTCTGTTCTCGGAAACGGCCCGATTCACCAGCGTCTTGATCTGGTCAAAGTTCTGCCGCGCTTCAATGTACTGCGTGACAGTCTTTTCCTTTTTGAGCTTCTCCAGTGATCCGGTAACATAATCCCGATCATCATTGGTCATCCCGTAAAGGGCCATCTGAGTGGAGTACGGCATCTTTGCCTTGGCTCTTGCCTCGGCAAAGCGTTCTTGCTCGTAGTACCACTTGCTGATTGCCCCCGTCTGTTCCGGGGTTAAATTCTCATAATCCACATTACCGTTGGGCGTCTTGGGCAGCTTCAACGCCAAAGCCTCAAGCGGCTTCTTCAAAACAAAGTCGCTAGTGATCTTTGACAGAGCTATGTCGTTGGTGATTGTCGAAGAGAAGCCGTTGTAGGCATCCAACATCTTCAAATCCCCCATCAGCCTGTCCACGTTAGGCTTGAACTGGCTGACCCCAAACAGATTCTTGTTGAATGTGTCCTTGATTGCATCACCAGCGTCCGGGCTTCCTATGTCCGGAATATTCTTCAGATCCGCGTAAACCTTATCCGTTGCATCGTCCGAAGTTATCCTTCTATCTCGCTCCCGTTGCTTGGCATCATTCGCAAACTCCAAAGCCAGCTTCTCAGCGTCCAGTTTGCCTCTGCGTATTGAGCCCTCTATTGCATCGGGTACAATCTTGGAACCAACTTGAAAAGCCCCTAGAAAAGTTTTTCCGCTCATTCCCATAACGTTATTTCCCTCCGCCTTTGCCGGAACTCATTCCGCTCATCATCCCCGTGCCAAAGCTTCCGAGAAGGGTGGACATTCCCCCGGTCATTGCTCCCATACCAAGACCGGCCACTGCTCCCAGCATATCCCCGGCCATAGAGCTCTGCTGCATATAGTCTTGAAATTGATTATTGTAGACGTTGGCAGCCAGCCCCAGAGATCTGGCTCCGGCGTTTGGATCCAGACCTATGCCGCTACGAACCCCCATCGGGTTGAAGCCAGCAGCTCCTTGCTGAGCGCCGGCTATCTGCCCAAACTGGGCCACCGGAGTCGCTCCACTCAGATAACTGGCTGCATTGGCCAGCCGTTGCTGTCTCAGCCTAAAGGCAGCGTTGCCCACCTCAAAAGCCTCCTCAGCAGCCGGCGCTGCTCCAAACACATTGCCCCGTGCGTACTGTGCCGCTCTGGTGGCTTGCTGCACCTCTTCCCTCATACCGGGAGCCAGCTTGTAACCACTCTCCACATCCTCAAGAGCCGCTTCTCCAAGCGCATCCCTTACCTTCCTAAATTGTGGATCAGCCAGCTCCAGCTCCTTCAGTCGTTGCTTAACAAAGTCAGCTCCGTATTTCTCTTGAACAGAGAGCATCGCTTGAGCCATCCGGTCAGCCGATTCCTCGGCAAACTCAAGATCCTTCCGGCTCATATCAGTGTCGCCAAAGCCGGTGAAGTCCACCGTCTGCTCTTTGCCGTCCATATCGGTGTATGTGACCTTCGTGCCTTGGCGTGCTGCCGCCTCGATCAGTTTCCTAATCGGCAAACTTTCAATATCCGCCTCGATCCCCTCACGGTGGGCAGCACCGTAGTCAGGCGGCTTCGGGGGTTTTGAGCTGTAGAGTCCCATTGTCTAAAATTCCTCCTTTATGAATAATTCTCTTACTTTCAAACTGATCTTCTCCAAATAGTCCCTTCCCCCAACCAAATGGGCCACCATTAGACCCAGCTCGGTGAGGGTGTCCCGAATCACAAGCGCATACGTTCGCTTGACTCCTTCAGCACCTTCCCAGTTATTTGCATCCTTCCAAGCGTTCAAAGAAACTAAATGCAGCGGAAGGAGGCTGTGCCGGTTGGACACAAAAAACGGGTTGTCCGGTAATTCCACCAAAAGCAGATGTGCCAGATCGTAAGTGTCCTCTCCCTTCCACTTGTCTTTTTCATCAAATAAATCATCAATCAACCGGGCTGATCTGCAAATAATATTCAAATAGAGATGTGCCTCCCGGTTTCCCCCGGCACACAGTTTAACAGCCTCAGCGACTCTCTGATCATAGTCGCTCACAGATCCGCCTCCATCGTGTCCATAAAGCCCCCGGCGTGAATGCTCCTCAACGCAACGTACTTGCTGCTACCGGTATCGCCGGTACTTTGCTCAATCCTAAACTGTAACTCTCGAAAGGGATCGTACTGGGTAAGGCTATACCGGAACCGCCTCACCTTGGCGGCTGAAAGGGTAAAGGGCAGAGTGGTCGCACTGGTTCCAACCACAGCCTCCTCGTTGTCCACCAGCGCGGCATCATAGAGCGTGCCGTAAATTGTCGTTGCCCCAATAGCAGCCAAGGCGCTTAGCGAAAGCCTTCCGCCTCCGCTGAAGAATAAAGTCTGTCCACTGCTCAATGCTATTGGCAAAGAATCCACCGCTATGCCGCTTGATGTGTAGTCTCCAATCGCATAGCCGGCTCCATTGTCAACTGTCACTGTGCCGGTTGTGGCCAGTGAAATCGTTCCCACTCCCGTGACCAGATCCGTAACCAAGCGGGCGGCATCGTCTCCGTCCAGCACCGGGATGATGTCCACCTTGGCGTTGCTTCTATCAAATTCCCACTCCACAAACTCGGGGCTCTTCGGGCTCAACTGGTCGCCAAAGGTCATCCCCCTCGTCAACGCTTGCCAAGCTGTGTCCCGATAGTTGCTGCCATCAAAATTGTCTTGATAATCTGTTGCCACCGCGTTCTCTGGGCTGACATAATCCCGAAACTCCAGCGGGTTGCCCACCTTGTCCAGCGTCAGCAGCTTCTCGGCATAGCCGTTAAAGGCGCTCACACAGAAATCCGTTGGCTTGATGTTGTAACTGGCATTCCCTTGCCAGTAACCAATCCAGCTAGAAGTGTTTGCCGAATAAACAAGACAACAGTTGTTTTCTGTGCTGGAAAGAATTGGGACACTGATCAGCAGCAAGCCGTTCCAGAATGTTGCCGTGGCCTTCTGCACTGCCGCATTCCAGTTGATCGAGTCAATCAAATCTTGAATCGGGTAGGAGATCACACCGGACTGCTCAGCCACCATCTCCTCCGCCATCGTCCTCTTGAGGCTTCTCACCCCGTCTCTGGCGAGAAACAGAAGATCCTCACCGACTTGGGCAATGGCCCGGTGACTGACTGCCCCCGAAAGATTCGATACTTGGCGAATGTTAAACGAACTGGTGGCGTTGCCGGCTGAAGCCGCCGCTGCTGTCAACGGGTTGGTGTCCACCAAGTAAATGCTGTTCTCACAGAACACAACCACATTGAAGCCCACCCAGCTATACATCCCGGTCACTGTCTCGGCTCCCGTGCCAACCTTAAACGGGTTGATAGTGGTTGCCCCCAAGGTGAACAAGGTGCTCGTAGCCGCCAAGTCCGGTAAAATTGTGCTTACAAAAATCTGGTTGCCGCTTGGATCATAGGCAAACACTCTGCCAGCGTTGGCCACCAGATACTTTGAGTTAGCCGGGAAGGTTGTGTCTGTTGAGTCTGTCTTTACCCAAGCCCCCCCGGAATACTTGAGCTCAAAGATCTTTGTGGTTGTCGTGTCGCTGCTCCAGTACATCTTGTCGGCCACTTGACACATATAGGCCGGGTTGGTTGCTGAGCTGAGCTTGCTGGCTGCTACTGCGATTGCCGTAACCGTGCCGCTTGCGGTTATCTCGTAGATCGAACTGTTGACGGCAGCAATCACCCTCTCCCGAGAGTCGGAATCAAAGAAGTGAATCGCTTGGACGTTGGTGCTTGAGGTTGTGCTGCCCAGCAGATTGGCGAAGCGGTGGAAACCTCTCCGGGTCTTTAACACACCGGAGATCTCCGGGCTCATATCCTTGATGAGCTCCGCTTGTGACTCGTTTAGAAGGTTCTCCCGAAAGTTGGAGACTTGGCCACCAATGAATGAGGCTTGCCGGTCATACAGCAGTATGTCATCAACGGCATCATTGAAATAGACCGGCATAGTTAAAATCCAAAGTCATTGCGAGTGTAGCCCACTGTGTAGTTGTCCGGCACGATCCTCATTATCTTGGCCGTCTGGTTCGTTTCCGCATCCCGCGCCACAGTCAAAAGTCTGTCGCCTTCTCCCGTCTCAAGCTGGGCTTTCCCGTACTGCCGCTGCCTCTTCAGCATATCGGCTGTGCCGTACTTGATCAGTGCATTGTCTATGCCGCTGATCATCGGTGCGTCTGTGTCAGAAACCAGTGGCCGGATCTTCTGCTTGCCCAAGATCACCAACTGAACCGGGCCGGTGGCATCATACTCTGGCCGGCGGTACAGCTTCACCCTCTGGAACTCCGCCTTTGTCTCCCAACTGTACCAGTAGAATTTATCGTATCCGGTGATGTTCTTGACCGTCACAGTGTCCGTTGTAGCCTCTTTTGAGAGCGAAGTGATCTCTGAGTAGCTTTCAAAGCTGGAGTTGACTGACGGGCTTGCTGCGAGCGTTAAAGTCTCCTTGTAGATCCTAGTGGGATCCCCCAGCAGCCGGCCAACTATCTCGACCTTCTTCCCAGCATCATCCGCATCGGCCAGATCAAAAAATAGATTGCCGTTAAGGAGATCAAAGTTGATACCCACAGAAGATATAGGAGAAAAGCCGCTGGCAGTGCCAGACTCCGTAAGAGCACTCGGATCCACCATATACTGCGTGATGATATCCTCCGGCCTAAGCTCTTGATCGTCTGCCGTAATCGCCAGAACTTGAGCGATTGATTGGGGGAGAATAAGCTCATCATTATAACCCGTTGCGTATGCCGTTGCTGTTGCCCCAGTGCCGGCCCCACCGGTAAAGATCACAGTGGGATTGTCCTCGTAGCCACTGCCGCTCTTGGTGAGGAGGATCTCCCCCACCGTGCCGTTAAACAGCTTGGCCGTGGCTGTTGGAGCCACATAGCCGGCTGCCCCGGCTGAGAAAGTGATTGCGGGGGCTGATGTGTAGCCGGATCCGCCTCCAGTGACCTCAATGTGGGTTACTCGCCCGTCCGGCTCCATTGTTACCCTCTCAACGATTAGACTTTCTCGCCAGAGAGCTGAGTCGTAGATCAGTTGGTGATGCTGACGGACATACTCCTTGCACCTAGTCACACTCGTCGAATCGGTCTTGCCGATAAGGTTACAGACGTATGTGGCTATTTCGGAGAGTGTCACGATCCTAATCCAAAAACCATAAGCTGAAAATAGGCAACATTTGGAAAAACGCTAGTCTCGGCGGCAGTTGTAAAAGTAAAGTGAGCAACATTTTTAGACCCCACTATTGTTCCAACTGTAGCCGCATTTTTGCTATCTGCGGCGTGCCATCCGTTACCAATCACAATGTAGTTTGTGTTTGGCATCGGAGTTGTAAAATAAACTTTATAGGTTCCAACGCCTGTCTGCTGTACCCCTCCCGTTGTGGTTGTTGTGCCGTCCGTTGTGTGATCTCCGACTGCTATGTTAAACGCTGCCGAAGTTACCGCTGTGACTTGTCCCGCTGCCGGAACATCATTCTCATCCGCTATGTTAGAGGTAAAATTGCACCAAGCCTTTGCCAGCATCGAAGAACTCTGGTTAACCGTCAAAACATCAGCGTCAACTGTGCCGACTGTGGAGGGATCAATCGCCCTCTGCGTTGTCGCCAGCCTTACCACTCCGCTTGTTGTGGTCAGTGCCGGCAAACTCTGGATCAGTTTCTTCGGGGAAATCTGCTTGAGGAGTGAAGTCGGTGAGTCGTCATAAATCAAAAGACGATCATCATCATCATCCACATCTGTGGCAGCCGCCACCGCATCCCAATCAGTAATTGCGGCAGTGTGCAGCTCTAACTTTGTGGCCGTGCTGTCAGTGGCGTCTACATCACTAACATCCACCATCTTGAACTGGGGAGCCGTCAGCGCGTTGATACTGTCGCTTGTACCCATCAGTATCTTGCTGGTTCCGTTGGCTCCTCCCCCAATCATCGCCAGATCAGTCGGATCCGCTGAGCCATTGGTGGCATTGACCTTCACCGTCTGGCTGCCCATATTGTTCAGCTTGGTGTTGTCAATGGCGTTGTCCCGTATCGTGCTCGTAGTGACCGGCTGAGGAGCGGATGTGCTGATCTTGTCAGCCGTTACGGAATTAGTTCCCAGCTCAGTCGAACCTATCGAGCCAGCCGTCACCGTGGCGTTGTCCACCAAGTTATTCAGACCGCTGGCTGTTACCGTGTCGCCAGTGGTAAATGTCGTGCCTTTGGTGAGAAAGGTTCCCATAAGACTAAGCCTTCTTGATTACTCGCTTCTTTGGAGCCGGCGCTGGCGTGCTGGCAGCCACAACAGCAGCCTCAGCAGCCGTTTGGCTCTTGGCCACCCCGTGACGCAGAAAGATTGCCAGAATCGCCGTGACGGCTATCTGGAAGCCCTCTGCGAGCGTTGCCTCATTCGTTGCCACGGCTGCCACCGCAGCGATGCAGCTTGATATGGCTGCCCACACTGTTTTTGAGCGTAGCATTGTACTTAATCCTTTTCAGTCTTGTGCTCTGTCTTTTCGATAGAGCCCAGTTTTAGCTCCACCTTTGCCTTCTCCTTGCCAGCCGATAGCGTGAGGCTTGGGAAAGGCAGATCGAGAGCCAGATAAGGGATCTTGAAGCTCAGCCCGTCCGGACTGATGCCGGCATCCGGCATCACACCGGCCTTGGCTCCCAAGCAAAGGCTTGGCAGCTTCCAAGAAATCTTTTGGCCAAACAAGGTGAAGTTGGGCTTTGGCTTCCAGCCGCCACCAAACAGATCACCAGCTCCAGCGTTTGCCGTTACAAACAGCAACGCTCCAATCAGTATAATTGTCTTTTTCATTTCCGATCCAACAACTGAATGCACTTTAAAATTATATAAAAAAGGCTGGCACAACTAATGCCCACCTTTAAAGCCAGATCAATGTCCACAAGCCAGTTTCCGAGTCCGGTTATTGAGGCAAAAGCCACTTTGCAGTCATCCAGCCAGCTCATCGCTTAATCAGATGCCTCTTCAGTCTCTTCGGCTTCTTCCTCGACCTCTTCGACCTCTTCCTCGACTTCAGCCGCCGGTTGTTCAACCACAATAACTGTGTCATCACGCTCAAGCCCAAGCTGGGCCAACGCTAGGCCGGCAATGTAATCCGCATCACTCGGAGCCGCGCCGGGAACCCATCCAGACCAAGCTGCACCGGATACCAATAAGAGCGTCGAGACGATGGGGTTGTTGCCCCACACATCATCACCCTCTGCGTTGGTGTACTTGCCCCACCCAACCACGTTGAATTGCATATTAAACTCAGCCGCGCTGTTTAGGCTAATCGCTAATTTCGAGACGTTAAGCCCCGCCTTCGGTTTTGTGTTTACTTCAATCATACCAAAATTATTCTGCCGTATCTTTCCACGGCATTTTCTCAACCACACTCTCGGGGCGGACAACTACTGTCTCGCTGGTTTCCTCCACCGCTTCAACCGCCGGAGTGATCTCGTATTCCTCGGTCACCGGAACCGTTGTCATTCCAATTTCCTCCCCGGCCTCATCGAATAGCGGCACTTCTTTGGTCTCGGGAACCGACTTTGTGACGGTTTCAGTCACCGTCTTTTGCACCATCCTCCCGTCAACCTCCTCAATGACCGTCTTGGAAACTTCCTCCTCGACCTCGGTCATCTTGGGCCGCTCGCCCATCACCGCATCAGCGGCTTCAACGGCTGGCGTTACGATGCGTTCCTCGGTGATTTCCTCCAGCTTGCACCCCGAACTTATCCACTCGTCCCACTTCTCCAATGTCGGAAACTGGATGTTGCGCCCATAGACTTGGTACAAGATGTTGTTCAGCCACTTGAACTCGTTCGCGTCACAATGCGCTTGTAGTTCCTCGCCTTCCAGAATCGGCGTGTTGGCGTCAAACCCATACGAATCATCGCCGTGCGTGATTGTCACCAACACACGCTGCATCGTGTCATCTATTGGAATTGTTTTCGTAATCTCCATTTTCAAATCCTCCTAGCGCAATTCAACAGAAAGTACATTTTGGTAAAGGCCCGATAATGTTGCACCCGCCTCTGAGACCTCTTGGTAAATGTCGCCATTTGAGTCGCAAGCAACTCTGCCCGTGGAATTTTGGTAAATATTGTTCACCTTCGGATTACACGTTAGTGTGAAGTTAGTTGCACTTGGCCCCCACCAAGCTCCTTGATTAGAAGTGATTGAACTGTTCAACTGCTCTACAAACATATAAACCGCCTTACAACCTTTCGGAATCTTGCCACTCGAAAGTGCCTCAAGATTCAAAGTCTTGTCATCAGCAGCGGCGAGTGAAACATTATTTTGAGTTTGAATAGTCGTCTCACAATTCACAATCTCCCCCATCGGTCTGCTATAATTCCCCGAGCCGATTGCGCTGCCGAATACAAGCATCGGTTGGGAGATGTAGGCGGTCTTGGTATCGACTGCGAGGTGTATTGCAAACATCACACTAGACGGTGACGCATCTACTGTTGAAGTCACCTCCAACCATTCCCAAGCGTTGCCGCCGGTATGGTAACTTGAATAAACGTTAGTATCGCCATTGTAAAATCGGAGTCTTGCGTGGCTTGCTGTGTCGGTCTTTATCCATACACCAAGCGTTACGTTGCGACCGGCGAATCTTTGGATTTCCTCCACTTTTGTTGTGCCAGTATCTTTGAGGTACAGATATTCGGTGGCAGCGGTGTTGGTTGCTTTGACAGCGTAGAACGAACCGTCTTTCGTGTAAGTGCCGCCATCGTTGTGTTGTCGCCAAATATCCAAGTTGACCGATTTGGTCATCGTGTCTGGCCCAAGCGCATCAGCCGCCACGCACCCCGGCACGACTTCTGTGACTACGAATGTGCAACTGTAATTGGTTGCACCATCGGTCTGTAACCAAATGTAATTGCCATTATCGCCGG